AAATAAAAGCAAAAAAAAGAATACCCGAAAAGAAAAAAGACGGGACAAAGCGGCCAAAGTCCGAACATTCTGATTTGTATACAGATGAAGACCCAAAAGGTACAATAAAAGGTCTTGGGTTTAAAGATGCCGAGACTGCGAGGAAAAGTGTTGCCATTATTGAGAGAGCTAGTCGCCCACATAAGCACAAAGTGCAAGCTACCATGGCGATGGAGCAAAGATCTAGGTTTGCAGCTAAAAATGCAAAAGATCCAGAGAAAAAAAGAAAGCTCTTGGCCGCGAACAAAATTTACAAAAGTTATTTAGAAAAACTAAAGAAAAGGACAAAAGAAAAAAATAAGTAGGTGTAATTATAATAAATGCCCCGAAAGAAAGCTTCACCTTCAAAGCAGTCACCATTTGAGTTGAATTCAGGTTTTCACTCAATAAATTTTAAGCAGCGCGAATTTAACTTCAACGCAAAGCAGCGCCAACTTCTTGAGTCGATATTAGATGAAGATATTAAGATAATATTTGTTGCTGGTCCAGCGGGATCTAGTAAAACATATATGTCTGTTTATGGCTGTCTACAACTAATGGCCAAGGATTTTCAAAAAGACTTACTTTACATAAGAAGTATAGCTGAAAGTGCAGATAAAGGATTAGGTAGTCTCCCTGGAGATATTTCAGATAAATTTGATCCATTCCTTATGCCTTTGTATGACAAGTTAGATGAAATGGTCCATGAGGGCGATACAGCCTACATGAAACAGATAGGTCGCATTTCTGCTGTGCCAATTAACTTTTTGAGAGGAGCTAACTGGAATAACAGACTCATAGTCGCTGATGAAGCTCAAAACTTTACATTTAAAGAATTGACTACTTTGATCACTAGGGTTGGGGAAGATACTAAGCTTATCATTTGTGGGGATTTTATGCAAAGCGATATAAATGGCAGAAGTGGGTTTAAAGAGATGTTTGATTTGTTTAGTTGCGAAGAATCTTTAGAGCATGGTATCACCTCGTTCAAGTTCACCAACAGGGATATCGTTAGAAGTAAAATATTAAAATATATTGTTTCTAAAATAGAAAATCACAAATAAGTGTAATTATATATAACAAGGCGAACGTCCAAGCGACAGCGGCCAACAGCTTATAAATAAAAAGGAGACAACGATCTTGTTAATTTCTGTGTAATTAAATTAGAAAAAATTATTTTAAATTATATAAATATATAAGCTTATGAGCCATCTGTTCTGTCATAGTTGTGGATTCAAACTAGAGTATTCCAATGTAAAGCCTAACTTTTGTCATAAATGCGGAACGCAATTAAATATGAGTTATGCTTCAAATACTGCTCAAAATCAGCCAACAACAGTAGAAACTGTTGATTTAGGCGAGGATGAGACAAATTCTCAAAACATACCGACAATAAATAAGTTACAAGTTGACTACGAAGTCGATAATAGCAAAAGCTTTACTTTCGGTTCATTAGCAGGAGGAAATAAACCTCAAGATAATTTTGTGAGGTCTAAACCAAAGTCTGTTGATGAATTTATTGATGAAAGAGGAGAGCAATAAAAAAACTTATGAAGATTGCTCCGATATTATAGACCAAGCCATAACAAAACAAAAATACAAGTGGCGGTTGAATGCCGTAAAGTGGTTTGACTTTGATGATGTTGAGCAAATTATAAAAAGCCACATCGCTAAAAAATGGCACATGTGGGATCAAAGTCGCCCTCTAGAGCCATGGATTGGAAGAATTATTTCTAATCAAATTAGAAACCTACTGAGAAACCATTACGGAAATTACACAAACCCTTGCACTGCGCTTCATTTGCCCAACCATGACAAAAGACGCTGTAAGGTATGCATGAAGTGGGAAAAATCTAAAAAAATAGGACTAGGTTTAAAAATTCCTTTATCTACTGAAGATTTCACAAAAGAAGTCCAAAGCCGTTCATATCAAGACTTTGATTTTAAAAGTGCGCTTGGGCGATTGGATTCTAACATGAAGAAAAAATTAAGTGACGTTCATTACCGAGCTTACAGAATGTTGTACTTCGAAAAGAAAACAGAACAAGATGTAGCAAAGTATATGGGTTACAAAATATCACCCGAAAAAAATAAACTGGGGTATAGACAAGTCAAGAACCTAAAGAAAAAGTTTTTGGAGCTAGCTATGGAAATCCTTAGAAACAAAGATATTATAGATAATGGAACTCTCTGAAGAGCAAAAAAAATATATAGATGAGAACGCTTCTAAAATTAAAAACTTAATTGATCTAACTAAGAAGTGTTTTGATAATCAAGAGCTAGATGGAAGATCTAAGGAAGGTAGGGCGGTAAGAAAATATTTAGTAGAAAATGCTATAGAATATAAAACCACTGGAACTTCGAGTACTGAGGAGATAGAATTTACAGAACAGCAAAAAGAATTTATTTTACAGCAAGCACAAGAAGGTTTGTCTTCTCTTGAGATAGCTAAGTTAATATTTCCTGATAGAAGAGTTAAGTCGCTGTCAAACGAGCAAAGGACTGTGCTTGGGTACATAAGAGAGGTGAATCCTGATTTTTTACCATCTCAGGACAGCGGCGCACTTAATTCATACGTTTCACCGAAGTCTTCATCTCGAATCATCAAAAAAATCAATGATGCTACTGGTTTAGGGCTGGAAGAATTAAAAATTAATAGGCAAAAGCAAATTTGTGTAGAAAAATTGGGAATCAATCTCAATAACTCAAGATTTTTAAAAATTATTAATAATTATTTAAATCTAGAGGATAGAACTCTTTTTGAGCATGAGTTTGTCAGATTAACTTGGGACAAGCCAGACTTAACTGCTGATGAGATTAATTTGTATCTTAATGTTTGCAAAGAGGTAATTAACTTAGAGGTAATAAGCGCTCACTTAAACAAGCTTAATGATATGTTTGATATTGCTGACGATCAGACAGAAATGAGTGTCAGGCTTGCAGAAATTATCAAAGCTAAATCTGGAGAGTATCACCAGTGCGAAACCCGTATCGAGAACCTTACCAAAAAACTACAAGGTGATAGGGCGGAGCGCATGAAAAAGAATCAAAAGGAAAATGCATCTTTTCTTTCTATCGTTCAACTGTTTCAAGAGGAAGAAGAAAGAAAAACAATGCTTAGGATAGCTGAAATGCAAAAATTAGCTATTAAGGAGGAAGCTGAGAGACTTGAGGGTATGGCTGAGTGGAAAGCAAGAGTTTTAGGAATTTCACAAGAAGATGTCATTTGAATGCAAGGAGTGTGGTGAGAATTTTACTTTCCTAAGAAGTTTACATGCACATATAAAGAAGCATGGATTGTATCTTGGTGATTACTATGTAAAACACTTTCAAAAGAAAGATAAACTGACAGGAGATCTAATACCCTTCAAAAACTATAAACAATATTTTGCTACTGATTTTAACAACCCCTCAAATATGCGTGAGTGGTGCAAGACCGCTCCTGTTGAGGAGGTAAAAGAATACATTGTAAATACTTTTAAAAAAAGAATACTAAGCAAGGGCTTACAAAGCATGCCTCCTGCCATATACTTAGAAACTGCGGGACTTCCCGACATTGACATATGTAAAACCGTTTTCGGTAGTTACAGCGAGACTTGTAAACAATTTGGTATGTTGCCTATGCTCTCGAGGCAACTACCAAATGAATTCAATAATAATTTTGAAGATACTCGTATATTCGTAGATACGAGAGAACAAAACCCACTAATATTTAAAAATAATCAACAGTTAAAACTTGATGTGGGAGATTACGCTGTAATGGGCGAAGATTTTGATTACACTTTTGTGGATCGTAAATCTTACCAGGATTTTTGCTCTACAGTTACCAACGGGTATAGAAGATTTATAAAAGAGATAGAGAGGTGCAAGAGTCTGGAATCATTCTTGTTTGTGGTGGTAGAAGCGCCATTTGATGACCTAGAAAACGAAAATAAAAAAAATTTTAAAAAATTTAAATTAGACTATGTATTTCATCAGATGAGAGAGATACAGGCGGATTACTCGGATTGTTGTCAATTTATATTTAGCGGCTCGAGGCAAGATAGTATAGACTTAATACCAAAAATTCTTGTGTTGGGCAAAAAACTTTGGAGAGTAGATCTTCAATATTTCTGGAATAAAAAAATAAAACATAATGGCTTGGAAAGTAGGCAAACAAAAACTAAAAAGAGAATTCAAAGATATAAACCAGTTACTCGAGGAGAAAGAGGGGTATTTGGAGGAAAATGAAGCAAAGTTATTGCTTTATAAATTTTTAAGAGAAAATCCATCTTTTGCTACAGAGTTGTTTACTGGGGTGAAACTTTTCCCTTTCCAGCATATGGCTATAAAGGCCATGATGGAGTCGGATTACTTTTTGGGCATATGGAGCCGAGGAATGTCCAAAAGCTTCTCTACGGCCATTTTCGCGCTCTTAGACGCTATTTTAAATCAAGGTGTTCAGATAGGTATTCTGTCTAAATCATTTAGGCAGTCTAAAATGATATTTAAAAAGATTGAAGATATTGCTAAAAGTCCAAAGGCAACATTTTTCTCTCAGTGTATTACTCGAACTTCTAAAATGAATGATGAGTGGATTATGGAGATAGGTCAAAGTAGCATTAGGGCTTTACCTTTGGGTGATGGAGAAAAGCTAAGGGGTTTTCGTTTTCAAAGAATGATTATTGATGAGCTTTTGCTTATGCCTGAAAAAATATTTAATGAAGTTATCATGCCATTTTTGTCGGTTGT